GGGTGATCCAGAGGAACTGCGACAGTTGAAGACTGAGGCTGAAAAGCGAGCTCAGGAACAACAGATCAAGCGTGGTGAATTTGAAAGAACCCTGCAAGAAATGGCTGCTAAAAAAGATGCTGAGATCTCCAAAAGAGATTTAATCATCAAAGAGTACAAGGTCAACACTCCGGTGTTGAATGCTGCCGCAAAGTATCGTGCTGTGAATCCAGATCAAGTTCGCTCATTGCTACAGACAAACCTTAGACTCAACACGGAAGGTGATGTAGAGATTGTTGACGCCAAGGGCTCAGTTCGTTACACGGACTCAGGAGCACCTTTAGGAGTTGATGACCTAGTGCGAGAATTCTTAGATTCGAATCCGCACTTTGTGTCGGCAGCTCCTGCTACCACAAACACACAGTCAAATGTGGGTAGTAGAAGCAACAGACCCTTAGACATTACCAAACTGGATATGAAAAATCCAGAAGACCGCAAGCTCTATGCACAATATCGCAAAGCCCAAGGTCTAGCCTAAAATTTAAGGAAAATATATTATGGCCGGTTCTACCACAACAACACTAAACGACCTCTTACCAGAGATCATCCAAGAAGCAATGTTCGTCGCCTCAGAGCGTTCAATCATGCGTGGCTTGGTAAAAAATTATACTTTGTCAGCAGGTCAAGGTAAAAATGTAAATGTTCCAATTTACCCAAGACAAACAGCAGCCGTTGTTACTGAAGGTAATATTGTTGATAACACAGCAGTTTCTACAAACACAGCACAATTAACAGTTCAGCCTGTTGCTATCCGCACAATCTTGACTGACCTGGCTCGTGTGTCAGCTGCTTCAAATGTTGTTGCTGACCTAGGTCGCTTGTTTGGTGAAGCAGTTGCTCGCAAGATGGACTCAGACTTGACAGCATTGTTCAGTAGCTTTACAGCACCCACTGCTGGCACAACTGTCATTGACGCCGCTCAGATCTTCAAAGCAGTTGCCAAATTACAAGCAGACGCTGTTCCAATGGAAGGCATGGTCTGTGTAATTCACCCAGAAATTGCTTATGACTTGAAAGCCGCATTGACCACAGCTGGTAACACAGTATTCACAGCAGGTGCATTTGGTGAACTGGGCAATGAAGCAATGCGTTCAGGCTTTGTTGGCACATTGGCTGGAATCCCTGTGTATCAAACAAGTAACATGAGCAACTCTGGTTCTGCAGGCAACTACATCGGTGCTATTTTCCAGCGTGATGCATTGGGTCTTGGCATGATTGGCGATATCGCTATTGAAACACAACGCCGTGCAGAATACCTGGGCGATGACATTGTGTGTTCAGCTTATTATGGAACAGGTGTTTTGATGGCCGACTATGGTCGTGCATTGAACAACAATTCTAGCATCAACCCTTGATCGGCAATTGAAATCATGGCTTTCATCTCATTCAATAACACAGTATTAAGCTTCGCCACAAGTGAAGACCTTGATGCTTTGGATGCTCGTTTGTTCGAGCAAAATGAAGGCCTTGACGCAAATTACATTCAGGATCAACTGATCCGCTCGACAACTAGAATACTAGAACTGTTGAGATCTACTGATTGGTGGAGAAGTTATTACCTTGCTAGAAACACAGGGTCTGGAGCAATTCAGATCAACACAGTGGCTGATATCCCGCCCCTGGATCCCACCCGGATTCAGGCTCGCGAGGATGACTTCACTGACCTGTGTTGCTACTACGGTTTATACAACTACATTCTTCCCTACATTGCTGATTTTTCTAACGAAGACTCAGCAGAGCGTCGCAAGATGGCTTACTATCAACAGAAATATGATCTGTTGTTTGGTGAGTTGATCACTGCAGGCGATTGGTATAATTTTGACAATTCAGCAGTCATAGACTCAGCTGACAAACAGCCGGGTGTGTGGAATCTACGGAGAGTGAGATGAGAACAGAAATACTTGATTACTTCAAAGTGAACAAAGTTAATGGTTACACATTGACACAGGAACTGCCTTGGGACACCCAGGGCAATCCCTTGTACCTGAAGAACTTCAAATACATCTATGTTGACTCTGATCAAATTGCACAAGAACCTCTCATCGATGTGCTTAATGGTGCAGGCATTGTGAATGAAATCACAACTGTTCGCACCTATATCACAACAGATGCCAAAAATCAACCCTCAAACTATGCTACCATGGTCTCAACATTCATGAATGCCAGACTTGACACCGACATTACCGGTGTAACCCAACGAGCAACTCAAGTGTCAACTGAGTTCATTGGTGATGCCCAAGTAACACAGTTTGAATTCAGTTTTCGCGAACTGATTGTAAATTCATAATAAGGAAAAAGCAAAATGGCTTATATCTACCCAGCCCCAGGTACTGCCGGTAATGTGCAAGTTTGGATTCAGACCAATGGCACAGTATCTGGCAACCTAGTGGTGCCTGCACTACAGGACATCACAATCAATGCATCAAACGATGTGTTCACATGGACACAACTAGATGCTGGCAGCAAGAAACAAGTGCCTACCACAGCAACCAATGATATTTCAATGAACCTGGTTCTTGATAAAGTATCATTCTTTGGTGCCAATGTCACTGCTGCCTCCACAGCCAATGCAGCATCGCAAGGTGTGTTTGGTCTCAGTCGCAACAAAGATCTTTGCAATGTCAGAATCTTTATGGGACCAGAGTCTGGCAATGCATCTAGTAATGTTACAATTACTTGTCAAGGTTATGTCACTGGTTTGGCACCTGCCACATCAGCAGACTCACCTGTGTTTGTTAGCCCAATGACACTCACTGTCACAGGCGACTACGCAGTTGTTGTTAACACTGCACCAAGTGCTGCCTAATCAGCAGTTGCTAACTAAAAAGGCTCTTAACGGGGCCTTTTTTTATGACTGACTAAATATGTGTTCAAGAGGATTCACAGATGACAATAGATTCAAAGACGGATACAGATCTGCTGAGAAGTTTACTGGCAGAAGTTGCCAAGGCCACCAATGAAATGCGGTGTGCCCAGGGCGATATACAAAAAGCACAAAGCCGCTTGCAATTCACAGTGGCAGTAATAAACGAATTGATACAAAGAAAAGAGATCAGATGAAACAACTATCACAAATAGCCGCAAAACCACAACTGATTGAAGTTGTGTTAGATGATGAACAAACCATTCAAGAGTTTGGCGAATCATTACAATTCTTCACCTGGGATAGACAACCCTTGCCCATGTTCATGCGATTGGCCAGTTTATCAGGAGCAGACACTTCAGCCATGATTGAAGTTGTTCGCACTCTGATTCTAGACCAAGATGGCAAAGAAATTATCACTGAAACCACCATGCTGCCAACACCTGTGCTGTTGCGTGCCATTGCACGAATAACAGACCTGTTGGGAAAGTAATTGGCGGTGAACCTGACTGGGATGCAACGGACACACGAATGATTTTGGCAATAGACAACATGGCATCAAAGTATCATTGTTTACCCAGTGAGGTTCTGGCAACGGGCACCACATTTGATTTGCGTGTGTGCGAAATTGCAACCATGTGGCACAACCGCCAAAATGAACAAGCCACAACTGGTCGTGCACCTGCTGCCAAGCCCACGGAACAGCAGATGTTGGAAATGTTAGCAAGGGTCAAAAATCCATGATTGATTTAAAAGTATCCATTCGCAGCGATGGTGAGTTGGATTCAATTCGTCAACAGATTGCGGCATTGCCAAAAGAAGCATATGATTATTTTAAGTCAGTGACTCCTATCCGTACTGGCAATGCTCGCAGACGCACCAGACTCAGTGGTGATACTATTCGTGCTGACTATGCCTATGCACAGCCCTTGGATGATGGTCGCAGTCGTCAAGCCCCACAGGGCATGACTGAACCAACTGAAAAGTGGTTGGCTCGCAGAGTCAAACAAATCAAAGGAAAATAACACATGGCAACCACATTAGATGTCACCGTAAACAACAGCCCAGCTCTTAGAGCATTAGATCAGATATCTGCCAAACTAAAACAAGTTGGTGATAATTTTGAAGGTGCTTTTTCACGAGCCAAAACCTCGGCCATGGCACTTACAGGCACACTATTAGCCTTAGGTGCAGCCACTGCTGCCTTTGCCGATGACATCACTGATGTGGCTGCTGCCAATGATCTTACCATTGCCACTGTGTTGGGTCTGAGCAAGGCTTTAGAACAGGCTGGTGGCAAAGGTGACAGTGTGGGACGCATGTTCCAGTCACTAAGCAACAGCATTGAAGGTGCCAACCAAGGCAATGTCAAGAGTATAACTTCATTCCAACGCCTGGGTGTGAGCATGACTGACCTTGGCTCATTAAGTGCCAGCGAAATCAATGGTAAGGTAATCAAGGCCCTGGCGGCCATGGAAGATATTACTCAACGAAATGCCCTGGCACAAGAATTCTTTGGCAAAGCTGCCCTGGGCATTGATTGGAAATCATATGCTGCTGGTATAGAAAGCAATGTCAAGAAATATGAAGAATTTGAACCTGCAATAAAAACAGCAGGTGATGCATTTGACAACATGAAAAGCATTCTTGGCGATCTCAAGGTGGCATTTGCTGTGGCATTTGAACCTATCTTTAAGTACATTGCAGACTTAAAAGTAGCCATTCCTGATCTTGTAAAAGGTTTTAACTACCTGGCTGCAGCCTTGGCTCTGATGACCAGTGTTGCTGTGATTGGTGGCTTGGTCAAGATGGTAGAACTATTTAAAGTTCTCATGACAGTGGTAAGCAAAAATCCCATAATTGCCATTGCTGGTGCATTGATAAGTCTTGGTGCAGGAGCTGCCGCATATCTTGGCTTAACCAAAGAACAAGAAATTGCAA